TCTTCAGCGGAATCGTGAACTGGTCGTCGTTCGACGTGCCGGTGTTATCGGTTTTAACAGTAAACAGGAAGCCCAGCGAAATCTCATCGTTGAAGTTCGTAATGGCGCTACACAGGCGTTCCAGCAGGCTCACGCCAGTGGTTGATGCTGTGTTGATGTCGCTAAGGTCGTGGATCATCCTGTCCATAGGCACGATCTCGCCGTCATACGCGGTCTCATCGCCTAGATTGACCGCTAACTGGCGTACTGCTTGGGCACAGCGGGCCTCAAGAGCAATATCAGTGAACGTGACCGCTGTCTTGTCTCCGGAGTTCTCAGCGACGTATGTTAGGTACTGGAGCAATCTGTTATAGCCAGAGCCGGTGTAGCCCTCGTCTGTGCCTAGCTTGGCCGCAGCGGCCTGTAGTTGGACGATTGATTGTTCCAGTAGGGTCATCTTAGATCACCTCTTTATAGAGCTTGCGTTTGAAGATTTCATCGCTCAGTGCGGCCTTGTTATCACGCAGTTTCTTGGTCATCTTGACATCTGCGTCCGTAAGGAGCGTGAGCATTCTGTCTACAGTCAAGTTGTCGCTGATCTCCTGCGGGGTGATCGGCTTTCCGGCGACGGTGAAGTCTAGTAGCTCGGCCTTGTCGATGCCGCCGTCAACTTGGGCGGAACGGAACTTGATAGCCGAAGTCAGAGCTTTTTCGTTCATCTTGGACACATGGTCGATGCCGATGGCCTTGGCCTCGCGACGAAGTTCGATGAGCGCTTTGTTCTGTGTCAGTCGGCTGGCGTCGTTGGGGGAGGTAGGCTCTTGTCGGTCGCGTTCTCTGTGGAACGACCGTTGCCTGCGGGTCTCGCCACTGTGGGCGTTCGGACAACTGGAGTGATGCGCCTTGAGCTTGGCGTTTGTATCAGCCTCGGTGTCGGCGTAGAAGTTCTTACCACATTGTAGGCATGTGCGGATCATATGAAGGCCCCTTCAAGTTAAAAAGGGGTACAGGGTTCAAAGTCCTGTACCCCTTCGGAATTCACTGCGGTTTAGCCGGATACCCGACGCAGGAATGCGTCGATGTCCTCGCTGGACTCGTCAGCGCTGGTCTCAACGACGATCTTCTTATAGATGTCGGTAGAGCCAGGGATGATCTCAGCAATGATGTCGCCAGCGGCGAAGGCGATCACAGCCCCGTCACCAGTTGCGTCATAGAACTGAACCTCATCAGCAAACGTCCCGCCAGAGGCGGAGGCTTTCTGAAGGGTGAGCGTCAGACTTTCACCGTCAGCAATGCTGATAGCGGTATTAGCGCGGACCGCGACAGAGACCTTACCTTGGTCCTTGCCGACTTCAAATTCGCTCGAAGTCTTGGTCGTTGCGTTCGGTAGTGCTTCTCCGTCCCAGATCGAGTCGGGGGCGAACTGTACCCATTTTTGGCTGAGTGTACCAGTAGCAATCGCGTCTGCCATGATAAGCTCTCCTTAAATGCTGACGGTGGCTTCATCGCCAGCGTCAAAGTTGCGGCTGGTTACGATTTCAATACCATCCCAAGTATCGATCATGGTATTATAATCGCGGCTATCGGGGCGCATCTGGAGTGCGGACGTCTTGAACGCACCAAGGACACGACGCAGGACCATCGGATGGCACATGATGAGGGTGTTACCGGCGGTAGCGCGGGCATCCTCAAGCATCTGCTCGATCTGAGCCTGTGAAGGAGTCTTGTCGTTGACGATATCGATATTAGCGATACCGGACACATAGCGAGCGTTAGCAAGCTGGATGCCCATGTAACTCTTATAGCGAATACCCTTTACCAACACGCCGTTGCTGTTCAGATAGAGGTCGCCACCAGCGATAGGTGCAACATCCATGAACGCGCCGTTACCAAAACCCTCAGAGTCAAACAGTCCTGTGATCTGACCAGGAACGAACTTGACACAGAGCATTGAGTAGTTGGTAGTACCAGACCCAGCGGCGGACTGCAACTTGCTGTTCTCAAGCGCATAAGCACGGAAGGAGTTGTACAGGATCGACTTCTCAAGGTCCATGCCGGTGTTCTGCATGATCATAGGCTGTTTCTTGGCAAAGTACGCGGCGGCTCCGCCGTATGCCCGTGCCTTGTCCTCTCCACACTCGATGAGACCACCGATTACAGACAGGTCAACCTGCTTGAGATTCGTTTTTGCGTTTACAACGGGCAGAGCTTCATCAGCATCAACCAGTTGTGCGGGGGTGACAGACTCGATTTCTTCATATGTATTATGTAGACCATCGGTACTGTCCTCCATACGAATAGAACCCAGAATGGGTGCTTCTTCGAGGAGTTGATCGACCATTTGCGGTTGCTTGGTGCTACGCTTAATGGCGACTTCACGGAAGGCATCAGTCAGAGACATGGGGGCCAACCTCCTTTTAGGGTTTGATTGCCCAAGGCTGGAACGGATCTCCTTGAGCGAGATAACTTAGCCGAATTATACGGACTTAACCTATCCCCTGCGTTGCTAGCCAGTCTTTAGTGGCCATTGGTCCTTCGCCATCATTGGCAGAACCTTTGCTACGCGATCCATGAACGCCACCGCTCTTAGAAGTGGGGGCCAAGTACGGCCTTTCTTTGACGTAACTTTCAAGAAAGTCTCTTGGCTTCATACCACCCATAGCACCTAAATCAGCCTTTGTCAAGCAGGAATCATCAGATAGGGTGAAGTTTTTTATCACATTTTTAACAGTATCTTCTACTGCATCGCCACGGATGAGGCCCTTGGCGTCTTTGCGCAGTGCTTTTGCGATGCTGGTATTGTTCTTATCGGCGGTAAGCTGTTCGTTGACCGCAGTAAGCTCTGTCATGCTGGTTGTGAGCGCTTCGTTGTCGCGTTCGAGCTTGCGAAGCTTCAACAGTTCGGCGTTCGTAGGTTCGCGGTCGCCGTCGCCGCCCTTGCTCTTGAGGATGTCAAGCTCATCGATGTTAGCTTGGCTCTTGACCTTCAACTCGCGCAGAGCAGTCTTGGTAGTGTCGTGGTCCTCGCGTTCCTTGCGGGCCGCTTCTTTCAAGCGTTCTACGTCGCCTTCGGTCTTGAGACCGGCAACATTAAGTTCCCACTTCCCGCCGCGCTCGACAAAGTTCTCTTTGATGTCTTCTGGGATGTCCGATTCGTTCGTGTAGATTGCTTCAAACTTCATTGTATTGCCCCTTAGTTGTTGCGACTTGATATTGTCCTCAGAACTTTGCTCATGTCGCGTTGTTCTTGCTTCATCTCGGTTAAGCCCTCACGCACCCATGTCATATGGGCCGCTGCCGTGCCGGACGTTGCCATTGCTTTCGACGCGTTTAATTGCGCCTCTTGTACTCGTTTATCGGCACTCCTTTGACGCTCGGTCAGTTCGATCTGTTTCTCCGCTACGTCAGCGACCTTGCCCATGCTGTTTACGCATAGTGACAGGCTGGCGATAACCATTACCACCTGCACTGACTGTATTCCTATCATTAATCGCTTAAAAGTATTCAAATCGCCACACGGTGGTTCATGGTTTGCCATCGTAATCCCCCTTTACGGACTAGAATATAATACCTAACAAAAGCATGTCTAACCTTTTATGTTAAATATGTATTATCAACAAGAATCAAATCGAACCCGCCTGTCCGGCGTCTGACTAAGGCTTGCGCTTTCGTGTTACCCTCTAATCAGATTGCCGTTATCGTCCACGGTGTATTCAGCGCCGTTGACGTCAACCACATCTCCGCTTTTGAGGGAAGAACTGGGGGCGGTCGTCCCGCCTGGGTTATCACTTTGTGATGTATTGGGTTTTGCGGTTTCGCCGCCCCCAGTTGATTGTGTGTCAAGCTCAAGCTGTTTGAGACGGTCGTCGCGAACACTCTCTTTCGCGTCATCCCAGCGTTCTTGAACGATGTCGTTTTGGAACATGAACGCCCATATGTCCTCATCGCGGATCGGGGCCTTATGTACATAACGTGCTTGTGCAAGGTCGTTTAGTTGACGCGCCAATGATTCGCCGTCTTCCTCGCTGAACTCTAGGTTCGGTGATACGATGATCTGAGCCTCGGTATCTTCCTTGAGCGACAGTCTCGTCTCCTGCGTACTCCATATAAGAGCATACTGCAATGCGGTGCGTAATGCTTCTGCGCCTGTAAGGGCGATAGTCTTCAGCACTTCGGTCTTGGACCCTTGTCTGATGTTAAGGGCCTTGCCGGATTCGCGTTCCCCGCCGAAATCGACCAGCATGGAGCCTTTTTCCACAGCAGTGCGCTTCAAATCCTCTTGGGATGAACGCATTTCCATAAGCCCTTGTCCGGATACTTCCATGAAGCCCAATTTGGCCTCTGGGTTGTTGGACCATATCATCGACTGTGCGCCCAGCAGTGATACTCGCTCTTCAGAGCTTAACCCTACTCCATACGGCGTGGCCTGCCCCTGCATGAACAGGGATTGACGGTAATCGGCCTCGCCACGGTATACCGCGATGGACAGATTGCAGACGTCCAAGAGCGGTGATTTTTGCTGCTCAGAATCGGTGTTGTCCACATTCACAAACACGAACGGGATGAAGTCCAGCGCTTTCTCCTTGTATACAGGAATATCAGCGTCGTTCGGAACGAATGTGCGCGAGTCGAATCCGGCATATTCTGCGGCGGTCATTACCTTCGTCCAATAGACGGGTGCGTCACCGATTGTGGTTAGCTGGTTTTCGGATACTGATGTGGATAGCGAGTCATCGGGGACGTTCGGGTCGTTGGGCATGGCGTTGATACCGCCGTCCACAAGCGAGGACTGGTTCAATCCCGCGTCGTACAGGCCGCATACCCGATAGCGGTCCACATATTCATGCGTACCGTTCGACTGGATCTCGTAATGGCTCTCGTCCAGCGCAATAAACGTCAGCACCTTCTGAGCGCCAACATGTACGGATGCCCAGTTTATAATGCTTAGAGCGCCGTATTTAGCGATCCACGGGGATAATGGGGCGTCAGTATCGGGTACGTCCACTAAAAGCCCGTAGCGACCGTCTTTCACCTGTCCTTCGTTGATATCGTCCAATAGT